GGCCTCAGGCCTTGGGCCTAGGGACTCAGGACTCAGGCCTAGGGCCCGAGGCCCTGGGTCCGAAGGTCATCCCCACGCTGGCTCCGGGGATGGTCCTCGCGCAGTGGAAGTATCGGGCACTGGTGGTCACAGATCTGAAGCGGGTGAAGAAGGAGTGCGGGAGCAGGGAGTACCAGGACGTACCCGTGTGGAGCTTCACCATCGCTCCGACGGAGCAGGAGGTCCTCGACCGCCTGGACTGGCTGTACGGGAAGCTGGAGCGGCTGGAGCTCTCGGAGCAGCTGTGGGTGGAGTTCGACCTGGAGACCAGGGCCGGGCATATCGCCTGCGCGGGGATCTCGTGGTCGCGGACTGAGGCACTGTGCATTCCGCTGATGTGCGAGGAGGACCGCCGGGGGTACTGGAGTCCCGAGGCCGAGGGGCGAGTGGTGCATAGACTGTATAAGGTGCTCACGCACCCGAGGGTGGCGGTGCGGTGGCAGAACGGCACCTACGATGCGCAGTACACTTGGCGCTGGTGGCACTTCATCCCGCACGGGGTGCAGGACACGATGATCTCCCAGCACACGGCGTTCGTGGCACTGCCTAAATCTCTCGCGTTTCAGGCGTCGATGTACTCTCCACATTTTGTGTACTGGAAGGACGATGGAAAGACTTGGGGGGAAAAGCAGGACGAGCGGCAATTGTGGCACTACAACTGTACCGACTGCATCCGCACCAGAGAGGTCGGGGAGGAGGAACTCCGTGTTATCCGGGAGCTGGGCCTGGAATCGGTCGAAGCTTTCCAGCAGAAGCTCTTCTGGCCTGTGCTCCAGGCAATGAACCGGGGGATCTTGGTGGACCAGAAGCGGCGGGACCGGCTGGCGATGGAGGTGCAGGAGGCGATCACCGAGCGAGAGGAGTTCTTGAAGCGAGTCCTGGGCGTGGAGATCAACATCAACTCCTCCCCGCAGATGCAGGATCTGTTTTACAACGTCCTGGGGATCTCCCCAATAATCTCTCGCGCAAGGAAGAGTGTACGGGGACACGTGACTTGTGATGATGAGGCCCTGCAGATGATCGGGAAGAGGGAGCCGATTCTCCGCCCCATCATCGGAGCAATAGCAGATATTCGGACGCTGGGAGTTTTCCTCTCGACCTTCATCCTGGCCCGGCTGGACACGGACAAGCGGATGCGGTGTAGTTACAACATCGGCGGGAGCAACAGTGGGAAGGCCGCTCCCTACACCTATCGGTTGTCCAGCTCGCAGAACGCCTTCGGCGGCGGAGCGAATCTCCAGAACATTCCCTCGGAGAAGTCGAAGTCCGTGGGCAAGGCGGTGGCCAGGGGGATGACCTTCGCGCTGCCAAACATGCGGAGCATGTACGTTCCGGACCCAGGGATGACCTTCTTCGACATGGACTTGGACCGCGCGGATCTGCAGGTGGTGGTGTGGGAGGCCGAAGACGAGGAACTGCGCACCGCCCTGCGCATGGGAGCGGATATACATCTGCTTAATGTGTATGCAATTGACCGGAAAGAACCGCCGCCTCTAGAGGAGCTGGTGGAGACACATCCGCGCTACGCCGACCACCGGGGACCAAGGAAGCATAAAAGGGAGTTCGCAAAGGTCTTCGTGCATTCCTCAAATTATGGCGGTGGAGCGCGAACAGTAGCCGCGAACACGGGGCGCTCTGTACATGATATAGATAGAGCTCAGAAAGCTTGGTTCGACGCTCACCCAGGGATCAAGCGGTGGCATGAGCACACACTGCACCAGATCCAGTCCCGCCGGTACGTCGAGAACAAGTTCGGGTATCGGTGGCACATCTTTGATCGACTCGAGCAGGCCCTACCGGCGGCTCTGGCCTGGGTGCCACAGTCAACTGTGGGCTGCTACATCAACCGGATTTGGATGGCGCTGTACGAACAGGTGCCGGAGGTCGAGGTGCTGATCCAGGTACACGACTCTCTAGCCGGACAATTCCCTACCAGCAAGCGGGAAAGTCTTATTGCTCGCATCACAGAAGTCTCTCACATCGCCATTCCCTACGACCCGCCGCTGGTCATCCCCTGCGGAATCAAAACATCAGAGGTCTCTTGGGGAGATTGTCATTAGTGAAACCCTCAATATGGCACGTCAACGGCTTCTGGTATTGCGGGTACTACAAGCGGGTGCAATGGGCTGGACGGGGAAGGACTCCTCGCGAGGCGTATGCTCGATGGAAGTGGAGAGAGTATGCCTAGAGTTCTTGACAACTGGCTTGAAGCTTACCTGGCATATACAAAGGGAACAGAGACTCCTCGCGTCATGCACTTCTTCGCAGGAGTCAGTGCCCTAGCGGGCGCTCTACGGCGTAGGGTCTGGATTGACCAGCTTCGCTTCACCTGGTATCCCTCCTTCTACATTGTCTTTGTGGCGGACCCTGGCATTGTCAGCAAGTCCACAACCGCAGACCTGGCGATGGATCTCCTCAAAGCTGTCCCCGGGATAAAGTTTGGACCGGATTCAGTGACTTGGCAGTCCCTCGTTACATCCTTCGCTGGAGCATGTGAATCATTCGAGTACCAAGGAAATTTCATTCCCATGTCTCCCGTGACATTCTGTGCTTCAGAGTTTGGAAGTCTCCTTGACCTTCAGAATCAGGAGATGATTAATCTGTTCATCGAGCTCTGGGATGGAAAGAAAAGGTATGATAAGCAGACAAAGATGTCAGGATGCGATGTAGTGGAGTGTCCATGGATTAACCTTATAGCCTGCACCACGCCAAGCTGGATAGCCACAAACATGACCGCACTAGCAACCTCGGGGGGACTAACCGCTCGCACCCTCTACGTCTATGGAAAGGGAAAAGAGCGACTTGTAGCTCAACCTCGCAAGCAGAGCTCCCAGGGCCTCCAAGAACAACGAGCCCACCTCATCGAGGACCTGGAGTACATCTCCATGAACCTGTGCGGAAACTTTCTTTTTACACCAGAAGCTGATGCCTGGGAAGAGAAATGGTATGAACAACTTTGGCGGAAAGAGTATCAAGCGGATCTTCCGGACTGGAAAAAATTCTACATCGGAAGAAAGCACACGCATCTCAACAAACTAGCCATGATTATGTCGGTAGCCAGAGGGGATAGCTTAGAGATTACCGAGGCAGATTTCATCTTATCGAATGTAATGCTCCAGACTCTTGAACTCGATATGGATCAGGTCTTCGCAAACGTAGGGAAGAGTTCAACGGCTTTCCAAGCTGGAAAGCTGATCGAATATGTGCAGGCAAAGGGGGAAGTGTCCTACGAGGAATGCTATAGAGTGATGCACTCAGCCTTTCCCAACGCCAAGGATTTTGAGGGAATTGTTGCAGGAGCCTTGAAAGCAGGGTACATCTCGTTGAGTCAGCAAGGTTCATCTGTTTGTTTGAAAATCACAGGAGAGAAATATGTCGGATAGCGAGTGGGTACATCTAGTGGCGTCTCTAGTCGGGATTATCTCAGCATTGTTACTGGTGAAGATATGGTTGGAGAAGACAATAGATGAGGGAGACGAAGGCGGAGGCGAAGACGAGGATGGAAGAGGACTAAAATGAAACAATATCTTGAGTTGATGGAATATACTCTACGAGAGGGTACGCTCCGCGCAAACCGCACTGGCACTGACGCTCGCTCAACCTTCGGCTGGCAAATGCACTTCGATCTCAGCGCTGGCTTTCCTCTGTTGACGACCAAGAGCTTGTCCCTGCGGTCAATCCTCCACGAACTACTGTGGTTTCTACGAGGAGAAACTAACATCCGCTCTTTGCAGGAAAAGGGTGTGCATATCTGGGACGAGTGGGCCGACGAGAAGGGTGATCTCGGTCCCGTCTACGGAGAGCAGTGGAGGCGCTGGAAGACTGCGGATGGGCAAGTAATTGACCAGATTGCTTTACTCGTCGAGAACCTGAAAAGTGACCCGGATTCTCGTCGGCATCTGGTTATCGCCTGGAATCCTGGCGACATCAGACATATGGCTCTCCCTCCCTGTCACATCTTCTTCCAGCTCTACGTCCAACCTGCGAATCCTCGACCTCGTCTCTCCTGCCAAGTGTATCAGTGCAGTGCGGACATCTTCTTGGGAGTTCCCTTCAACATCACCTCATATGCTTTGCTGACGATGATGCTAGCGCAGGTCTGCAACTATCAGCCGGGAGACCTTCTCTACATCCTGGGTGATGCACATCTCTACTGTAATCATGAGGATCAGGCGAGACTTCAACTGAAGCGAATTCCCCGGACTCTTCCCAGGATGCGCTTGAACCTCGAGGTCACGGACCTGTTCGACTTCACTTTCGAAGACTTCACTCTCGAAGGCTACGCTCCCTATCCGCACATCGCAGCGCCCATCGCCATCTGAGCAGAGCATGGTGAAAAGAGTGTCCCTGCTAGCGGCTGTTTCCCGAAACCGTGTCATCGGCTACCAGCAACGTCTTCCCTGGAACTTACCGGCAGACCTACAACATTTCCGCGAAATAACCTGGGACAAAACGGTGATTATGGGGAGGAAGACCTGGGAGTCACTGCCAAGAGTCTTGCCGCGCCGACAGAATATCGTGGTCAGTCGTAATGCAAGTTTACTTACTCCCGGAGCTACCCTAGTCCGGTCGATCAAGGAAGCGTTCGCCCTAGCCTCAAGTGAAATCTTTGTCATTGGGGGAGCTGATCTCTACCAGCAAACTCTCCCCCTGGCGCACAGACTCTTCCTAACCGAGGTCCAAGTGGAAGTACCTGGCGATGTCTTTTTTCCTGAAATCAATGCAGGAGAGTGGATAGAGATCTCGCGTCAATCTTTCGAGGGCAAACCTGCCTTCGACTTCGTAGTCTACACAAGCATGCGTATTGCAAGGAAAGGATGTTGAAGATGAGTGCAAATGAAAAAGAAGTCGGTGGTCAACACTACAAAGCTATGGGAGTGCAACCCTGGGACGCTATGCGGGGCTGTATGACACCTGAAGCTTTCGACGGATATCTCAGGGGAAGTGCCCTAAGCTATCTGATGAGAGGGAAGGAGTTGGACCTGGAAAAGGCGATTCACTGCCTGGAGAAGCTGCGGGAGGTTCGGCACGCGCGGGATTGCTCGTCGGCGCTGGAGGGGAAGACTCCGCCGTACATCCCAGGGGACCACGGTGGGGCATCGTATCTGCCGGAGTACTTCGGCAAGGTCAAGGCTAGTATAGCAAACCCTTCGCATACCCCATACGACGTAGAATTGGGAGTTGGTCTTTGAGCCGATCTCCTATGTCAGTTCGATAAATGACTGAGTTAGGGATCTCCAGGGATTTGACCACCTGGTAAGCGGCATCCTTAGCCTCCGTCACCCGCTCGCCGGTCCCGTGGCAGACACAGAGGTAGTCTCCCGCGCTGACCGGCATTTCTTCCTCCACGATTTGACCCTTGCGCAGAGCAGGGGCGGTGCCATCCCGCACGGAGCAGAGGGAGATGTGCGGGAGATTCCGCGCGGTTAGGCCGTAGAGAGGGATTCCCGAGACCTCCTCCACCGGGCGGTTGCCGTAGGGGAAGTCCGGCAGGGCCATCACCACTCCCAGGGCGACGCCGGGGAGAATCTGCAGGGTGTCCCGGCCGTTGTGCTTGTCCAGCATCCACTCGGCGGGATCGCCGCCGTGGAGCTCGCCCTGAATGTGGAAGAGCGGCCAGCCGAGGCGCATCGTGAACTCCAGGGGCCAGGGATTCCCCTTCGCGTCGATGATGCAGTTTACGTCGCAGTAGCCGAGGTAGCCGAGGGCAAGAAGGAAGTCGGTCAGGGGGAATAGAACCTGCTCCGCGAGGAGGGACTTCCGGGTATAGCGCAGGACCGTGCCCATCTCTCCGGTCGAAACACCGAGATCTCCGTTGCACAACTTCTTGAACTCCCAGTTCTCGCACACCTGGGAGGACCACCCGTCGGGACCGAACCAGCCGCCGACGCCCATCTCGATCCCCTTGACGAAGGGCTGGAGGATGAACTCCTTCTGGACCTTGCCAGTTTTCTTCCAGCGGCGAAGCATGTATATCATGTCAGCGGGTCCGCGGGAGACGTAGGACAGGTCTTTGGCGAGGTCGCCGTTGGGCTTGGACACGTAACGCGCGGGTAACGTGGCCACGTGCCGTTCTGCCTCCTCGTAACTATGAAAGATTGTCCCGCCGATGCTGGGAATGCCAGCTTGCTGGAAGACGGACTGGCCCTTGTCCCGCTGGAGCTCCCATTGGGATGCCTGCCGGTTGCAGCCGAAGATCGGGAATCCCTTGCGGAAGAAGGTCTCTAAGTCCTCCTGCGCATAGGAGTTGTCGGACATGAAGATCAGGTCCGCCCAGCGCATGGAAGGGCGCCAGTCCTTCACGCGGGGCACAATGCCCTCGCCGGTACGCAAGTCCTTGGAGGACGGGGAGAAGAACAGCCGAACCTGGTGCCCGGCGGCAAGGCACTTCATCGCCCAGGCCAGGGAAATCGGAGTCTTGTCTATGATGAGAATTTTCACGGCAGGGACTCCTTCTGGAGTTTATCTTTCAAGCGGAGGAGGCGCTTGGTCTCAGCCGGGGAGGTGGAATCCTCGATGCGCTCGTCCAGGGACTTGTCCAGGGACTGCTCGGCAGCGGAGCGGTGGGAGTAGGCGCTCGCGGAGGAGGACTTGTTGCGCTGCTGGGCCTTGGCGACCTTGCTCGGATCGGATTTCTTCACCACGTCGAAGAGTTGGCTCAGCCACCAGTCGGAGAAGGACTGGCGGCCTTCGATAACAGGGGACATACCGGCGGGATTGAATTGCTGCTTGCCGATGAACTTGGCGGTGTCGGTGGCCTGAAGAGCGGGGGAATCCTCGGGGTTGCGGATCTGTCGGCGGAAGTAGAAGTCGGTGTTGACACCGGGGCTGGCCTGGAGGAGGGCGTAGGGGACGGGAGAGGGAGTGATGATCGCCATGAAGGCGGCTTCGGGACGTTTCTCCCCACGATGGATTTTCCCGGCGTCTTCGAGGTAATGCAGGCCGCCCGCGCGGCGGATCTCATGCTCCTCGTCCCCGGTCATCTTGGTGTAGATCGCGTCGAGTAGTGGGTACATGACGGCTAGGCTGAACACGTACCCGGCGATATGGTTGAGGGACTCGACCTGGTGCCCCTTCTCCGCGAGGCCCTTCACCGAGTTCCCTAGGGCGGAGAGGGCCCCGTGGTGGTAGCGACTGAACACGGTCAGGGCCTTGTTCTGCATGAACTCGGAGACCCAGCGCTGCTTAGGCCCAACGCCGAAGAGGGAAATGCGGGAGGGCAGCTTATACGTCGGCATGAACTTGTCCACCTGCTGGATGGCTTCGGGCAACTTCATGCCTTGGTTCAGGTGCTCCAGAATGCGGGCGGTGTAGAGGATGTCCCGCGTAGCCCACATCCCCATGTTGGACATCTGAGACCAGCCGTCGAAGAACTGCACCGGAGCGAGGCCGGCCTTTTTCAGAGAGGAGAGGAAGTCAGGGTCGGCCTTGGCCTTGGTGATGTAGGCGTCCATTGTCTTGGTCATCCACCCGTCGAGCAAGGTTTTGGGGTAGAGAAGGCTCCCGTTGGCCTTGGCAATTTCTCTTTGGAGGTGGTCCTGCTTCAGGACGGAGGTCGTGGCGTCGGACAGAGCCTTGAGCCGAGCGGGGTTGGGAATCATCCCGGTCAGGCCGGACTCAGTGATGTAGTGCACGGCCTCGTTGTCGATATGCTTAATAGGAATGAGCATGAAGGACTTGATGGCGAAGTTCGTGAGGCCGTGGAGGACACCGACGAGGCTGCGCGGGTCCGGGGAAGGCTTGAGGAAGTCCTCGAGGACCTCGGCGAGCTGCGGGTCTGCCGCGAACTTATCCAGCACGGGAAGGCGCTCGGTGTACTTGATCCGGCGGTGGCCCTCAGCGGGGTTCTTGGCCTTAGAGGTCATAGACTTCCAGACAGGGGATTCCATCACGCGGTTCAAGGTGTCGAGGAGGTTGGCGTATTTCTTAAGCTCTGCGGCCTTGACCCCTGCGATGAAGATCGGATTGTCCACGTACTTGAGGTTAGTGGCGGACTCGATTGCGCGCTGGTTGGGGACCTGCTCCACAGGGAGGCTCATGAAGGTCATGCCGGGGCGCAGGGGCTTTTCCTTCGGGGAGAGCATCGTGGCCTTTTTGTTGCTCCAGGCGAGGACGGAGCCATCCTTGCCCTGGGAGATGATCAGCGGGCGGCCGTCGGGACCGGGAATCTGGAAGATGGACCGGGCGCGCAAGGTGCTGGGCTTTCCGCCGAGGCCCTGGGAGCTCCCCAGGGTGGAATTGGTGAGCCCGCCGAAGAACTTCTCCCAGAACCCACGGAGAGGGATGCGCCCGTGCCAGTCCACTAGCAGGGGGTTGTTCGGGTCGACCTTGGCAATGCGGCGCCAGCTGTCCTGGACCGAGGCGCGGGTGGGAACGTAGTACTTGTCATAGAGCTCCCTGGCCTTGCCTTCGAGCAGATGGGGTTGGTCTAGGTGGTCCTGGATCTTCGAAGCGATCTCCGGGGTCAGGCCTTCGGCCTGGGCGGCTTTCTGGAGCTGCATGTTTTCCATCTCCGCGTTCTGGTCACGGCCCCAGGTGCCCTGGACTTCCCGCTGGAGCTTCTCCAGGGTGTCGATGGTGGAGGAGGACTGGAGGTTGCGGTAGGCCTGCTCGACCTGCCGGGCGGCCTCCTCCCCGCGCTTCTGGAGGATGGCCATGAGCCCCTCGCGGAGGTCCCGCTCGGAGTTGAGGAGCTGCCGCGCGGCCCTCACCGGATCGAAGGTGAACATTTCGACGACCGAGGAAGAAGGAACCGGCACACTGATCCATTCCCCGTCTGCAGTAGGCTTTCCTCCCAATTGCTTCAAATACCTTAAAACATCTCTCCCGTAGCGGTCGTATATGGATTGATTACCTGGGTCAATAAACTTTCCAGTGTCTGAATTACGTTCCCACCCTTCCCCCTTCGCCATCGTATCCGTAGTTGCAAAACGTACTTCTCGATCCCCCTCTTCTGCAGCTCTTGCAAGAGTCTCTCGCACAATTCGCTGATCCCATCGCTTGAGCAGTGGGTCGAGAGCCTGTATCCGTTCCTTTGTGTCGAGAGCCAGCTCCTGCTCCAGAATGCGGGTATCAAGTTTACTCTGAATTCGGTACGCAAGATAATGGAAGTTGTTTTCTCCCGAGGAAACCCACTCCGGAAACCGTTCCTTAAGCTCCTTCAAACCTCGCGGAAAATCTTCTGGGCCTTTAGTGGAATGAACGAGTTCAAGAAGATCGTCCCGACTCTTTTGAAGATCCGAGAGTGCCTGTCCTTTCGGCGAAGATTTATCAATGGATGGGATGAGGTCACTCTGGATCTCGACAACATGCTCCACTCCATCCCGGATGAAGGAGCGAGTGAAGCCAAGTTGTCGGGTAGTATCAAAGTGGTCCTGATTAGTGGAGCGTATACCATTAGCCATGACCCGTTCTACTGCTCCTGGGTCCATGTGTTGAGGAACTTCCCAAATACGGGTTATAGGATTGTTTGCAGTCTTCAATGGATCAATTCGCTCAAGCCCCATGTCAGCCCATTCTGGAGTCTCTCGAGGAGTAAGCTTGAAATCTCCTACTGCCAGCTTAAAGCCATCTATTAGAAACTTAGCAGAAACTTCCCCCTCCAGGGGCAGAATGTTGTGGAAAAGTTTTCGCTCTGCTTCAGAAACGTCCGGTCGCCGAAGCTGCTCCTCAATCATCTTGACCGGAAAGGAGATGCGCCTTGGGTCTAGGCGGCCAAGGGTCTTGGCGGTGTAACGCTCTTGCTGGAGGAGAGGGCCAAGAGCACTTGTTGCTAGGTGGATGAGTTCTTCCGGCGGTCGAGCCGTATTAAGCTCGATTACTCCGTGATACAGAGGAGGGATATCGGGATTTGTAGCGGGAGGGGGAACTTGCTCCTTCGGCTTTTCAACAGACTTCGACTTGAGCTCCGCGAGAAACTCCGCAGGGTCCACCGGGTCTCCCCGACGCAGCTCCTCGCGCTTACCCTTGAGCTCCGCAGCCTTGTTCGAGAACACGGCGGCTTGGCGCTCTCCGACTTCCCCGCCACGAGCCAGGGCCTGCTTGGCCATTTCTTCGTAGTGGGAGATGGCGCGCTCGAGTGCCCGGCCTTGGCCGTAGGAGGTGGTGGGGGTTTCCTCCTTGGGCTCGAGAGTGAACGCCTCGCCCTCGGGGAACTCTCCATGCTCGTCTCCGTATACCACTTCCTTGGCCATCGGGGAGGAAGCGGCCTCGTCCAGGTCCTTCCCATCTTGGCGCAGGGACTCGTATCCCTCCTTCTTCTTCATCTTGCGAATCGGGAAGGGGTTGGAGTCGTTCACCTGCCGCTTCAGCGACTCGACGATGCTGCCTTCTTCGGTCAGCGGGCTGGTGTCTTTGGCGTGGGCGATCTCCTGGGCCTTGGCTAGGATGTCGGCGGAGGACACCCCGCTGTCGGCGGCGGCCTCGTGCAGGGTGGTTTCGGGCTTTGTCGCGGAGACCTTGAGCCCGCCCTTCATGAAGGGGAGGAGGGCAACCACGGCCTCGGGGAGAGCCTGTCCCACAGCCTGGGCCTTCCAGGCGTCTTTCTCCGACATGCCGGTTTTGCGGGCGATGTTGTAGAAGTCCTTGCCGGCATTCTCCCCGGCGGTGTGCAGGGCTTCGCCGACGACCTTCTGCGCCAGGTCGGCGTGGGCGTTGTGGGGAAGGTGCAGAATGTCTCCTGTCATCTGGTACCCGGAGAGGTAGGACTCGGCTGCGGTCGCAGGGCTGCCGGTGACTTTGTCGTAGGCAATCTTCAGCGCACCGATGATGGGAGCGGTGAAGAACTGCGCGACCCCGCCGACGACGAACTGGGTGAGGCCCTCCAGCGGTTTGAATCCTTGGTCGATGTCGTTGTGGAGTTTATCAGTGACCTTGGTCAGCGCCTCGGGCCTCGGGCCTTGCGCCTCGGGCCTAGGGGCTTGGGCCTCAGGCGCTGAGCCTTGGGCCTTGGGCCTCGGGCCCTGCGCATCCGGATCAACGAACCTCGCGGGCTCCGCCTTCGGCTCCTCCGCCTTCTTCGCCAGCACCGGGATGTTCTTGCGGTCCAGGGGAGTAGGGCCTCCCTCCTCCCGGATCAGTCCCGCCGCGCGCTCGTCTCGCTGGGGCTGCGCCAGCTGCGTCTGCGCCTTGATGTCTTTCCAGGAGCCGGGCTTGGTGTCCTCCGGGGAGACGGTGTCGGGATCAATGAAGGGCACTGGAGCTCACCTTCCCCTTTTCGCGACCGGCGGCGATCACCTGCGCTCGAGTCATCCCTGGATTCGCGATCAGAGCGCGGGAGATCCAGTCTTCTTGTGTCGGCGGGAACTTCATCTTTCCGGCTTGGAGGCGAGCTTCTTTCAGTTCCGCCGCGGCCAGTTCCTGCACATGCGGATCGTTGATGTTGTTGGCGCGGTTCTTGGCCTTCTCCTGCAGAACAAAAGCGAGCTCGTAGGTGAGTTCCTTGGCGGTGTCCTTGTCTACGCCAAGGAAGTACTTCTGCACGAGCTCCGCGGCCTTGACCTCCGCAGCCTTTCCGGCCTCGGCCTCGCGCTTGGCGGTCTGGGATTGAATCCCCTCGGTGCGGGCCTTGATGTTTTCCACCTGGGCCTTACGCTGCTCTTCCTCGTTGAGACGTTTTTCGTTGCGCAGGAGGGTCTCTAACTTGTGATGAGTCTGAGTCTCCTGATCCCTGGCCTTGATCAGTCCGTTGTGCAGGGCCTTCCGCGCCTCCGAAGTGTTAGGCATGTGCTTGACCTCCTCCGGCAGTTCCTGGCCGTGGCGGGAGAGCTCCGCGGCAAAGTCCTGGAGGATGTAGGGGAAGGACTCGTCCGTGGCATGGGCCAGGCGCTCCTCGTACTGCGGGATGAGGGACATGAGGAGTTTGCTCTCCTGCAGATGCCTCTGCGCACCGGCGGAGGTGAACTTCTCCCGCGCCACGGCCAGGGTCGCCGCGTGCTGCATGTACTTTTCCCCGCGCGGATCTCCGAAGCGGTTGAAGATCTGAGCCAGGTCCGTGTCGGTTTGGATCTGCTCATCGAGAACCCCGGCGATGTTGGCCTCGTGTCCGGGACGCTCCGCGATAGCCTTCTTGTTCTCGTAGTACTCAGCGAGAGCCTTCCGCGACTGCTCCTCGTACTTGAGCTTGATCTGCGCGTCCTTGTTCTGGATGGCTGCGCCTTCGACGTGGGCCTGGGTCAGGGCCAGGCCGGCCAGGGCCTGCTCCCGGCGGATAGGGGCCTGGGCGAGGTTCTCCTGCGTCAGGGCGAGGTTTGCCAGGCCCTGCTGGTACTCCAGTCCCCCTTGTACTGGGGTGGAGGAAAGGTCTTCTGCCATCGTATACTCCGCTTAGGACTGGAAGAGCTTGGAGAGATCCCCAACAGCACTGGTGGTAGTTTTGAGCGCGGTAGCTTGGCCCGCGAGCTGGGTCTGAGCGCCGGCGCCGGGGGTTCCTCCAGCCAGGCCGGCCAGGCGGGCCAGCTCCTGGTTGTAGAAGTTCCCGCCATACTGCTGGAGAGACGCCATTGCGTTCCCACTCCCGGTGAGGCCCTGCGCGGCCAGCGTCCTCTGCACGGCGGTCAAGCCGGCTTGGTAGCCAGGAATTTTCGATACGTCTCCTGGGTTAGCTTGGAGTTGCTGTAGCTGTTGAGCGTACCCGGCGCGATACGGACCCATGGGGTCGGCTTGGGCTCCGAGCTGCTGGGCCTGCTTGGAGATCTGGTTTCCTTGGTAGATGGAGTAGAGGTCGGTGGCACCTTGCAGCCCTTTCGCAGCGGTGTTGATAGCAGGGGAGATGGATTTGACCTGAGACCAAATGTCGGAGAGAGAGAACCCGCCGGAGGCTGACCCGGAGCCTGCGCCGGCGACGTTGAAGACATTGGAGAGAGAGGAGGCCATAGTCCCGGCGGTGCTGAGCCCCTCGGCCAAGCCCGCGCCGGCGCCGACACCTCCCGCCACAGCCCCGCCGGCATCGCCGAGCACTCCGCCAGCTTGGGCCAGACCCGAGCCCAGGTCCATGCCGACGCCCAGGCTGCCGGTGGAGGCAGCTCCACCGGTCAAGCCAGCCGCTTCGGAAGAGGCCAGGGCCTCTCCGCCCAGGGCGCTGGAGGCGATCTCCCCACCAGCCACCGTGGCGCCAAGGCCGGAGGCGACAGCTGATGCGCCAAACCCCATCCCGATAATCCCGAGAGCAGGAGCGATGGCGCTAACCAGCCCCTTTAGAAATGAACCGAAAGACATAGGGTGTACTCCTTTAGATTACGGATCGAGGGCGATGATCTCGGAGTCGAGAGTCGAGATCTGCCCGCTGAGGGTAGAGATGCTGGTGGTGTGAGCAGCGACGGTGGTTTGGAGGACGCCGACCTGGGTCTGGAGGACGAGGACCTGCGCCTTCAGGGTAGTCACGTCGGCGGAGGTGCTGGTGGAGACACTGAGAAGTTCCGCTATCGTGATGAACCACTGCAGCCAGACCGGATCGAAGGTTCCTGTCTCGGCGTTGACTGGGGAGGTCCAAGTCGGGGGAGGCGCGACCTGGCTCATACGGTGCCCAGGAGGAGAGAGAGGTCAACCGCCTGCAGACGGAAGCGAGTTGCCGCGTGGTGGCGGAGGTTCCAGGCCCGGCGCCGGAAAGACCCGCAGTCGGTGAGCATCGGGCGGCGGTTGCCGAGCGGGACGGAGCGGAAGTTGCTCCAGGTCTGGTAATCGTCGTCGGAGTAGCGGACCTGGAGGGAACTCCCCGGCACCTGATCAGCGATGAACTCCATGGTGGAGAGGTACTTGGTGTAGCGGGTTCCTGCGTCAAAGTTGGGAGTTACTAAGTCCAGGGTGATGATGCTCCCGTCGTCGGTGAGAAACTCCTGATCCATCGTGTAGGTGGTGCCGTTGGAGGTGTGCTGAATATAATGCTCGAGCGTATAAGTGTAGATAGCGGCAGCGATAGGGAGGAAGTTTCCCTGGGAGTCGGTCCACTGTGACCAGATGTTCTCAGAAAGATCGTAGACTAGAGTTAGGTTCGAGGCTGGGATGGTCAGGCCGTACATGATATGGCCGCGATTCTTGCGGTACCAAGAGCGCATGTCGGTGAGATCAGCGGTGCTGAGAAGGCGTTCTACGGGCTTGGTGGATATGACGGTTGGTTTCAGGGCGTTGCAGGCGATGACCTGGACTGCGCTGGAGCGGTTGCGGCTGAGCCAGAAAAGGGTGCCATCGATGTCTTGGAGGGAGTACCCGTTCGCGCAGCCGTAGGGGATGTTCGCGGCGGGGACCGGAAGGAGGGGACTCCCCACGGCGTTCGCCGCGTCGTAGAAGAACTGCGTGCTCCACGTCTTAAGTGCGACAACGTAGACGAGCTGCTTCGCCAGAGCAACCGCGATGTCGGGCTCGGCTCTGGCCTGGATGACGTTGAGAGCGTCCCAGGACAGGGGATTGTTCAGGTCGCTTCCCCAGATGTTGCTCTGCGGGTCCATCACGTACAGGGTGGAGTCGAGGAAGCAAGATCCATAGCAGGTGATGGCGGGATAGTTGGAGGCAACCTGGGTGACGGTGGTCCCGTCATAGACGTAAGCGGCAAGACCGTTCTGCATGAAGAGATAGTCGGGAACGCCTTGGGTTTGGGTGAAGGAGTACAGTCCCGCGTTGCTCACTGTCATGAGGGGAGTGAAGTCCTTGAGGAGGGTGTCGCCGAACACGCTATACAGGTGGTCCTTCCAAAGGTACAGCCCACGGCCGACTCCTGGACCGAAGGAGTGAAACTGCGTCAGGCCCGGACGCTTGAAGATCCAGTAGTCCCTCTCCCCTACTTTCTCGACGTAGCCGTTGACGAGCTTCGCGTCCTTGGTGGAGGTAGTGTCCCGGTTGTCGGGCATAGCGAGGAGTGGGAGTCTCAGTGGCAGGGCGTCAGGCATTAGATGAATCTCCCGGTGGAGAAGGACGCTCTTTGATCCGGGGTGAAGAAGGTCGGAGCGTCCTCCACGTCCCAATTCTCGAGGGTCAGGCGGTAGGTCAGGGCCTTGGTCTCACAGCGTTGGACGATAGCATCGGGCATCCCGGTGCAGATCTCAGCGGCCAGGCCCCACTGAAGGGCGAGGAACCACTCCGAAGGGAAGTTCAGGGTGTCGAGCAGGCCGACGGGAGTGGAGATCTGCTGCTGGACGATAAGGTGCAGGGTTCCGGTTGCGGCCAGGTCGTCGGGAACCAGCCAAGGGTAGACAATGAGCTGCGGAAACTGCTTATCGACGAAGTAGGAGTTCGGCGGTCCGGTCTGGACATTGGTGGAGAGTCGGGTGTACTCGTCGCGGGACAGAGGTTGGAGGGGACGTTTCACCGCGCTGGAGTCGGAGTAGTAGGCTTGAAGGACACGGAGGTTGCGCGTGGTACCCAAAGCGGTGGAGTAGGCGGCCTGCCCTGAGACCAGGACCACGGAAAGATCCACCTGGGTCCAAAGTTTAAGTCCCTGCGTCTGGAAGACTCCGATGAGATCCCCCAGGCGGGCGAGGTTCCCGGCGAGCTGCTCAGAAGAGGGTTCGTCTCCCTCCTGGAGCTTCCCGGCGTTCTGCATGGCGAAGCAGATGCAGCGGTAGGCGGAGTTGAGCGGGAGGGGAGTGGTCATGGAGGAGATCCTTTCAAGAAGAACGGTTCACCGAATAGACGTACTGCGAGGTAGATGGGATAGCGCCTCCACCAGGGGATGCCAGAGACCTGCATAGCCTCGAGGAGAACTTCATCGGCTAGGAAGCGAGGGGCCTTGGCCGGAGAGGTGTAGAGCCAATCGTGAAGGACCGCGGCCTCATGCGCGGAATCTCCGAAGAGATCGAAGATGCCAGGTATTCGTGGAACGCTGGCGAAGTCAGTCTCGAAATCCGTCGGCACGGTGTAGGTGGTACGGGCTACGTCCGACTGGTAGATCAGCGGTTGCAGCACACGCCACTTTCCGCGGCCGGAATCATCAACAAGTGTTACAATCAAGGGAGTCTGGAAGGAGCTCACGGGAAAGGCTTTCAGGCTATTTAAAGGACACGTGCTCGAGAAGCCAGTTGAAGCCACTGACAGATCCCGCAGTCAGCGCAACGATCCCGCCGAACATCACTCCGATGACCTTACGCGAACGCCAGACGGTGATGAGCTCTTTGAGCTCTGCGGCCATAGTTGCCTGCTCAGTGACATGGTTATTTACGATGTTGGTGAGAGCGTCAAGCTTATTTTGCATGCTATGGAGCTCTTCTGTGAGATACCCAATGATGAGCTCATCCCCCATCAGGGGTGCAACCAGGTGATGTTGAGCCAGGTTGCTCGGTTTGTTCCGTAGCTGACCTTGGTGTTGGCGGCGAGGTGAATCCAGACGCCGATGGCTACCGTATCTCCGACGGCGAAGCGCATGCTGCTGTGAAGCCCCGTGCCGAAGTAGGAGGGGGTGGAGCCGTTGGAGAAGGTCGCCTGGCCTTCGAGGACCGAATTCCCGGCAGCTGTGCCGTTGACCAGGAGGTAGAGCAATCCGTACTGCTCACCGGTGGCCCACTCGAACCCGACAACAGCATCGACCTGGTAGACCCCGGCGGTAGGGATGGTGTAGGCGCTGCCGCTCCAGGTCCCGCTCCCGATGTTCTCCATCGTGGTATCGTAGTTGATGACGGAGAGGGTTGTGGCACCGACGGCCTGCGCGGCGGCTAGGCGCAGGGAAATGCGCGGGATGATGGAGGCGCTGGCGGTGACGGTGAGTGGTCCGTACATCTCGTTGCCGACTTTGTAGCGCAGGGTGGTTGAACCCAAGGCCAAGGTGCTCCCGACTCGATCGACTTTTTGCCAGGAGCCTTTGGAGTCGGAGGAGATACTGAGGGCGGTCCAGGCGCCACCGCCGGCGGAGTAGTAGCAGGCTTGGTTCGGCGGCCCGGCGTAGACGCCGTAGACTAGGGTGGCGGCATCGCTCTGCGTCAAGGTCGTAGGGTTGATGTAGAAGTCGCTTTTGTAAGGGAAGTACCAGTTTACCGGGTCCAAGGACCGGAAGGGACCGGCAGTGACGGTGAGAAGCTCTGCGTCCGCGACCACCGGGTAAGCGGGAATCCAGTCGGTGCCGCTGGCGGTGAGGACTGTGGTGAAGAGGGTGTCCGGATCGTTCCAGATGCCGGTGTTGGCGGCGGCGATGTTCGGGAAGAGGGTAGTGATCCAGGACTGCGCCTTGAGGCCCTTGAGAGCGTAGCCCAGGTGGATGAGGGAGCCAACTGCGCGAGGGTGGAGGCCGTCGGGTCCGGTCCCTCCGAGCCGGGCCGCACGGAAGTAGTTGAGAGTGATGGAGCCATCGTGGCCCTGCGCTGGGCTGAGGGCGCGGACGTAGGTGTCGAGGCTCAGCCAGTTGTCATAGTTCCCGCGAATGGTCGCGCCAGTGTCGTGGGAGAGTTGCTCGGAGCAGTACAGTCCCGACTGAACCCCGCCGATGCCGGTGAGCTCCATCCAGCAGGGAGTCACGGCTTTGTTGGGCAGAGTGGTACCGGGCGTGGAGTAGTTCCCGCTGTCGTAGCAGAGTTCACTCGCATAAATGATCTTGGCGTTGGGGAGTCCCGCGCGCAGGGCCGCGAATAAGGTAAGTGCGTCGGCCTTGACCTGGGTCAATGTCCTCCCATCGAAGTTGTTGAGGAGATCGTTCAGACCCAGAGCGACGATGACCAGAACCGGAGCAGCGGCGATGGCCGCCTGCACAGCGGTGTTGGAGCCAAAGTAGGCTGTGGTGTTGGCGCGGTAAAAGGTGTGACCGTCGATGCCGAGGTTTATGATCTGAGTGAAGGCTCCATTGTTGCGCAGAACGTCCTCGAGCAGCGTAGGCCAGGAGGGCTCGAGCATGGTGTTCTGCTGCGCGATGCTGTCCCCGATCACGACAACGGTGCTAGGAAAGGCCGGCATGGTCGAGGCGACGTAGGCGGAGACCACCGACAGGGTCTGCTTCTTGGTTGTGGAGGACTGAACCATAGGAATGATTTCAGCTCCGGTGAGGGTGCTGCTGGAGGGCAGAGCGGAGATCTTTGTAGCCACGAGTTACTCCGTTAAAAGGGGGAGATTGAGTTCGGAGAGAATGGAGTAGGACAAAGGGTCTCCCCAGAGCTCCGGGGAATTCTCAGTGATGAGGGGCTGCGGGACAGCGCGGAGTAGGTCAGACTCGGGCTGAGCCAGTGGGACGGTCTGCACATCCTGGGCTCCGCGGACGAGCTCCTGCAGGTGCCTGGGCTCCCAATGCTCCGGACAGACGTAATACCCCTGCCAGTGGCGTCGCAGGGCAGAAGCCTTGCGCTTTGCACCGCATTGGTAGCAGACTGCGTTGTAGTCGCCATGGGCGTAATAGTCGGCTTGGGGCATGGAGACTAGGCGTGAAGGTATGTTGCGCTGAACCAGGTGGGATAAGTGTTGTTATTAAACTCTACATTCAGACCGTAGGTACTCAAGGTAGCGAAAACCTGAAGAACTTCACCGGCAATGCAAGTTATCGGAACCGTTACAGTAAGCCCTAAGTAAGGCCCTGGCGTGTCAGCCTGTGTATAGACATTAGCTCCCGGAAAATTACCAAACGTGCTGGAGTTGATTGAGAGAAACCCATTACGAGCAAGATTTACGCGCGGATAGAAAGTCACTGTGGAACTTACTAGATAGACACCGGGTAGAGTAACGTGCAGAGCAATTCCATCCCAGACGCCGAAACCTTGATTAGTCAGAGTAGAGTCAAAGGTAATATAATCAGTACTGTATTGAACGGAGTTCCGAGCAAAAGCAAAGAAGGCTGGGAGGGAGCCTCCACCGCCTCCTGACGAAGCACTGACTGTTAGTGAAACAGGTCCGTAGATTTCCGTGAAGGCTCCGCCACCGACCTTGTAGCGATAGACGTGGGAGCCCTGTGAGAGAGCTGCCCCGTTGGTAAGGTTCTGCCAGTTCCCTTTGTAATCGGAGGTGACGCTGAGCAGTCCCCAAGCTCCGCTGTTGTCAGAGTAATAGACAGACTGGCTGGGAGGTCCACCAGAAGCTCCTATAAGGATAGTGGAAGAAGCGTCGTGGGTTACAGTGGCAGAGGGGGAGGGAGTAAAGTAGAAACTGGTCTTGAAAGGGTAGTACCAGTTCACTGGGTCGAGCCGGCAGAAGGGACCGTTGGCCCTGGTCATGTTCTCCTCGACGCTGGAGAAAGTGTTGGTCAGAGTCCAATTGGAGACGCCAGACGAAAGGACAGAGAGGAAGAAGGCGTCGGGGTCGAAGGTTGAGTCACTCGCCTCGGTGTTGAAATCAGGGAACAAGGTCTTGATCCAGGACTGATTCTTAAGGCCCTGGAGAACGTAGGCCGCATGAATCATGGCTCCGGCTTCGTTCGGATGGAGTCCGTCAGGACCCATACCACCGAGTCTGGCAAGACGGAAACTGTTGATTGTGAGGAACCCGTCTACACCCTGCGTGGGAGTCAGCCCACGGATGTAAGCGTCGATACTGAGCCAACTGGCAAGCTTGGTGCGATAGGCGGGGTCGACGCTCTGGATCAGGTTTTCCGGGCAGTAGGCGCCGGCGAAGATCCCACCGATGGAGGTGGTGTTCCAGAGAGCAGGGATAACCCCCTGGTTGGCGAGAGTCGTTCCGGGATTGGGGTAGTGGTAGTCATCGTAGACTAGCTCCCGCCCATACACGATCTTGGCCTGGGGGAGAGTCGCGCGCAGGTAGCCGAACAGACCCCCGGCGTCGATCTTGATATCGTCCGTGGTATAGGCCTGAAACAGCGCATCATTGGCCCCGAGGGCTACGATCACCAGAACCGGATTAAGGGACACGCACTTCTGCGGGATAGTTTTTCCGTTGTACGGAGTGTTCACGTTGGTGTCGTGAAAGCCGTAGCCGCCGTGCGCGAGATCCACTACGGTGACGTTGGCTCCAGCCTCGACCAGCAGGGCCTGCAGGAGGTTCGGCCAGAAGTGCGGGAGCATCGGGGACTGCGCCGCGTGACTATCCCCGATAATGACGACGTTGGGGAGGAGCGTGGAGGAGACCGAGGCGGTGACGGCGGCTACGGAAGCCTGCCGGGTGGAACCGTTCTGGACCACAGGGACGACTTCAGCACCGGTGAGCGGGTCCGCCGGAGGGAGTTGCGAAATAGTTACGCCCATTAAGTCATGTCCAATGTTTCGCCGGTCTCCGTGACCAGCGTGTAGGAAAAGAAATCACCGCTTCCGAAAGGCATCCCGTCGAGGAGAAGCGGCTGCTGAATCGTGATGAGAATGGCGGTGGGTGGCTGGGACCAGGGCACTGTCTGTACATCAACGAGCCCTCGAACCCACTCCTGCGGATGCCGGGGCTCCCAGTGCTCCGGGCAAACCAGATACCCCTGCCAGTGTTTCTGGAGCTGCGACGCCTTCCGCTTGGCTCCACACTGATAGCATACAGCGTTGTAATCGCCGACGGATAGGTAATCTGCTTGTCCCATGTGTGGCCTGGTAATTTAAGGGTTATGTGAACAGTATTAGTTTGTTATCATCGTACAGAGGGGACTAGATTTTTTTTGCTACTCTAATTACAGCAAATCCGTAGGTTGCCGTACAGGATACAGATATACCTCCTGAGTCAATAACAATATCGGACAGTAATTTTACATTCTGAGAGTCAAGCATTGAACAGCGCCAATTATCGCAACACGCCGGCAAAATAACGCGAGATAAGTCAGATGTTTTGTGAAAATCAAGGATTACAACAATAGAATCACCATCTGCAAACCACGTTGCGACGGTTGCATCTGGAACAATTTCCGCGTTATAAACGTGATGAAACCCTATACCATTATAAGTTTCATTAGCCGAAGGCTGATGTCCAGAACTGACAAATCTGGGGTATTGCTTTTTCGTACTAGCGCTAAGTAACCCGCCTGCTGTTGCAGTAACTGCCGCAGCACGTTTTACACGAGTGCCCATTCCTGTCAACGGACTGTACCCAAGAACTATGCCGGCTTTATTAACTCCATTAAGACTTGTAATCTGCGCCATTCGAGACGGAGCAGATACTGGATCGAGCCAGGTTGCTTGCGCAGTATCGAAAATAGTTACTGTGCTAGATATGTCTACAAGCAACTTGTAATCAACGCTGTTTATAGTACCAACGCCAGGCACGTATTGATTAAGAACGCCTACATTTACAGGAGGCCAATCCTGCACGATTGCTTGATAATCCAAGTTTACTGCTGAATTCCACACAATTGTCTGATTAAGCGTATGCGCTCCCGTCGAGTGGAACGAATGGATGTTCTTCAGAGAACAGTCTACCTGTATGGAGTCGTCGTTAAATGCGGGATTTGCGCCAACGTGTGCCGTGATAAAAACAATTGACGCGACTGGATTTGGCACAGAGTAAGATTCATAAATCTTGAAAGATGTATTTGGAAAGTAAATAGCATCTACAAGGTGATTTACTACTACGCTATCTATCTCGACCCGAAGTGATCTGTTGCTCAAATACGGAAGTATTCCTGTTATCGTATCCGCAGAAATTACGATACTTGCTGTATTTGTTGCTCCTGTGTTGTGTGTTAGCGTTTGTCCTGATAGCGATGTGCCATAAAAACTCCACTGCGCAGATGTCCCTGTATTATCAGAGATCACCCATAGCGCATCAACACTGATGATCTCGATAATGTAAAATTTTCTGCTTGACGGGCCATTCCACGTAGACCCTATATCAGAAACTGTTTTACCGTGTCCGACTTGCGTAATCGAGTGGCCAACGAATGGTCCGTGATTTCCGCCTATATACGTACCATTATATTTCAGCGGACCAACTGAATCAGCCTGACTTGCTATGACCGTTCCTGATGTATAGGCGGCCAGAATTGCTGCACTGGTATTTGCCGTGGCGATTGGGATCGTCCTTACCCCGTAAAAATCCACAGGTCCGTTAACAGTTGTATCGGTGCTGTAAATCCTGACGCGGTGCACCGAGTCTAGCGTAGCGCTCCAGGGAGCGCGTAAATAGGCTGATGCTGCTGAGATGGTCACGGACTTGATTGGGTCTTTCACTGCACCGAGAGTATATCCTTGAGAGGCTGAAAGATTAATCTCTCCAGTGATGGGATCGATAGTCTCGTAAACTGCATTAGCCCCGTTATAAGGCCCAGCTACCTGCGTATTGACAGAAAAACTCATGTTAATTCCCTATCAGACACTGGACAGTGGCACCTGTTCCTGTTATTGCAGAGACAACTGCACGAACATAGCGCCAGGACGCTTGGGTGGTGAAGCCGTCGGTGAAGGTCGGAGTCGCCTGAGCGGTAGTTCCGCTCAGGGTAATGACTCCCATTGCGGTAGAGCACCAGTTCAGGTTGTAGAAGGTTAGAGCAGTCTCAACTAGAGTACTGGTAGCGGCTGCACTAAGAACCAAGGAACCTGCATTGGTAACGGTTTGAACAACTGTGCCTGCGGGAATGTTAGCACCCACTACCAACATTCCAACACTGACAGCTACGTTGGACAGAGCAGGAAATTGTGCAACGCCTCCAGCAAAGTTTCGAGTGGAACTTGTGATAGTGGTACTGGAGGCGGTGGTGTTAATTCCTCCGATGACCATGCCACTTCCTGTCAAAGGGTCGTCCGAAACCTGCAGCGTCACTGTGCCGGTGATTGCGTTTCCGATGGTGGAGGAGAGGATAGCCTGAAAGGTCGAGTACGGGGATTCTTTGAAAAGTGGGAGACTGCTCTGATTAGTGGTGGTGCTGAGGGATAGAGCAGCTCCAAATGGAAAGTACCTGGGTAGATCCCCTGAAAAAAGTTTAGTGCTAGCACTGCTCATTGTCAAACTCCAATCTTAGTAAAGTCAAGGGCCAAGAAGATATTTCCCCTACCGACGGTGCTGAGAAGAATCTGGTCCCCGGCCAGGCCTCCCGCCCACTCTAGGCTGAACTTGCCGCGCGCCTCCAGGGGGAGGCAGTGGCTGTCCGGCCAGGAAAGAAAACACTTCACACCAGATTCGACAGAGAATTCCACGGAGTCCAGGCGCAGGCGAGAGGGGGTAGGAGATAGAACTGACATGTCGAGAAGCGGAGCATCTCGGAGATTCGTGACCAGCCCGGAGATGAGGTAGGAGACGTTGGAATGCCCGTCTCGAATCAGTTCTATGCGGAGCATTGAGATTCCTTTACTGGCCAGTTGGCCGCTCAATCCAGCCCACATCCGTGGTGTAGGTCTGTGCGGTAGCTGCCCAGGATAGTCCCCACAGGCCGAGGGTGTAGGTCCAGCCTGGAGCGATGACCACAGGAGGGAGAGGGACTAGGATCTGCTTAACCAGGGAAGTAGTCCCGATAAGCTGACCTGCCGACACCGGCTCGCCGAAAGCGAAGGTGTAGGAGTCGAGGATGATCGGAATAGAGTTGGCTACCGTGCCGGTGTGGACAGTGCGGGCTGCACTGGTATCCGCCGTGGCGGTGAGAACACCACCGTAGAGGAGGGCCTTGGAGGATGTGGAGGAGGAGCTGTTCGTGTTGCGTGGTGCGGCAAAGGCTGTGCCCAAGGCAGTGAGCTTCGGGTTCAGGCTGTCCAAGGTGCCAACATGCTGAACCGTGGTGGCGCCTGTGGTGACGCCGGTGATGAGGACTTTGATGTAGCGGAGGTAGATGTTATACGCGAAGGGTCCGCCGGGAGTGGCGGAGTTGGTAATGGCTAGGATGGGATTGGCCTTAGCCAGGGTAGGAGTGATCGTCGCAACAGCGTGGGCGATTTGCGCGGGAAGATTGGCGGTGAAGAAAGAACCCTCGTCGCAGGCGCCATAGTCGCCAGGGAAGATAACGATGCCCTTATTGGACGAGGAGGTGTAGACAGCCAGATTCGGAGAACCAAGAGACATGCTGATTTCCTTTCAGGGGAAAGTTAGGCGGCAGCCGGGTTGATCAAAGCAGAGGCGTCGGCTGCTCTGGTGATCATGGAGTAGTTGTTGGTGAAAGCCAACTTGGACCCGGTGTTGATCCAGACGCCGGTGGCTCCAGAAAGTCCCGTGCCGATGTAATTGTCGAAGCAGTGCCCGGTCCAGGCCGTGCCGGTGGTGGAGATGCCGGTCGGGATGGTAGTGCTGACGCCGAGGCGCTGGGTGCGATTCCGGGCCAAGGTGAAGTTGGTGAGGCTGGCGGAGCCGGTGGAAAGGATGATCGGGCCTTCGGTGACGGCCGTGGTCGGGGAGTACATCGTGGAGTCGGCGATGGTCCAGCGGTCCTGAGCCACAGTCGTCGCAAAGGCGACGGTGGGGGAGACTGTGGAAAGGCTGTACCAAGTGGAGTTCAGGAACTGGAACCCGTCCGACCCGTTGGCCGTGGAGGTCGGCGTGTAGAGGGACAGGAAGCCGAGGGTGCTGCTCAGGTCGCGGAACTCGCAGTTGTCGAGGGTGAAGTCCGTGGCGTTGGACTGCATGGAGGCAGAGGCCACCGTGGCGGCTCCGGTGACGCTGTAGGTGCCCGCGCCGTTGGCGGTACCGGAGATCTGAGCGGTGACGACTGTGCCCTGGGTTACGCCGGTGCCGGTGAGGGTGGCGCCTACGTACAGGCTACCCGTAGGTGCGGTGACGGTCAGGACGTTGGCGGCGACTACGCCGGTAAAGCTGCAGGTCGCGGCGGTGAAGCACGAGGCGATGCTGAGGAAGTTCCCGAGGAAGAGGCAGTTCTGGAAGGTGATGCCCGCGCCTGCGATGGTGATGGTGGAGGTCGCGGCAGTGTCCAGCACAAACGTCGGGCGAAAGGGGCCGGAGCCCAGGCCGATGACCGCTACGCCGGAGACCGCGAGGCTAACCGCCGTGGCCGTGGAGATGGTTTCGCGGTGTCCCGCTCCAATCATGATGATGTCCCCTCGTCCAGGGACGCACTGCGCGACGGCGAAGTTCAGTGTAGCATACGGTTCGAGGAAGGTGCCGTGCTGGGAATCGCTCCCGTACTTCTGGCGTGGGAGAAGGGTCTGGGAGTTGTCCAGCCAGAACACGATGCCCGGCTGGGCCTGGAGGATGGGGATTCCGCGAACACGGAAGCCGTGCGAGAACCCCTGCGGGAAATTGGAAGAAGGCATTTGATACTCCTTAAGGGCGCTGCGACCTTATAGCCGCAGCACAAGTTGGGGGAACACCCGAGGAAAGTTTATGGACCGTTGGAGCCGAAGATGGCTCGCGGGTCAGTGCAGCCGAGGGAGAAGCGCATGTAGCTGGCGGCTTTAGCGTTCTTGGTATCGAAGTCGTTATCCTTGTCGAACTCCGGATGACTTCTCCAAAAGAATTGAAGACCGTTCATGGCGTTGGTTCGGATGAACCAGGCGTGCGGAGCAGTGAAGTAGTGATTGAGCTTGATACCGCGCGGGAAGGCGTTTGTGGCCTTGAGCACGTTGATGTTGTTGTTGGAGGTGTCGGACTGGAGAATGGACTTGAGAATCCGGTGGGCGTTGTACCACTCCTGCCGAGGGACGTGCAGAGACTGCGGCATGAAGTTGACGAGCAGCCCACGGTCGGTTGTCACACCCATGATTTGGATGCAGATATCTTCCAGCGCGGACTCGGACAGGTCGGCGGCGGGGGAGAGGATGTTGCTGTAGGTACCGCCGGTCACGAACGGGTGAGAGGCGCTCAGCAGTGGCTGCCCGTCAGCGAGGGTGTAGCTGGTATTGAAGGCGCGGTTGTAGAAGGTCGCTGCGAGGTTCTCCACCGTCTGGGTCATAGAGAAGGCGTTGGCCTTGACCCGGCGAGTGGCGACCTGCTCGTACAAGTTGTCGTCGATCTCCTCTTTGGTGCAGATGTACCCGAGGCCATAGGCGACGTGGATGTAGCGGGAGACGTAGCCCTGGATCTCCGAGTCGTAGGTGAGAGGAGAACCCTCGCCCTTGACCACGCCGAGGCCGAAGCCGGTGATCTGCACGTCCTCTTCGTACGCTTGGTGGGAGTCGAGGATGTCGAAGAGGTCGGTGTACTCCGTCGGGTGCTCGTTGAAAATCTGGCCCCAGAGGGAGTGGATGCCAGGCCATAGGGTCTTGGGATGCGACCCGGTAGTGATGATGCCGCCGATTGCCATGATAGGTCCTTATAGGTTAGACGCCGAGCGTTCCGCCGCTGAGCTCATGCGCATTGATGGAGACCAGGAGGCGCTGTCCGGAGGAGTAGGGGACATTGTCCATGCGCTGCACGCAGCCCATGATGCGGAGGTTCAGGGAGGCGGTGGTCGTCACGCCGACGTTGTTAAGAGTGGTGCCGGAAAGGTTGCTGCCACTTGCCGCTGCCGCGTACACGAAGTTGGCATTCTTATTCATCGAGGAGGAGGTGAGCGCGGTCCCGCTGTAGACCTCCTGAATTTCGTAGATGACCGTGGGGTCTTCGCAGACCGCGACGTACCAGTTGGTGCTTTGCGCAGCCGCCGGACGCTTGAGAACAGTAAGGTCCGAGGGGGAGATAAATGGCCCACCCTGGAGTTGACCGCCGGGCACGACGGCGGAGCCGAGAGCAACGATGACTCCACGTGCGGGGTTGCCGGCTGTAGCCAAGGTGACTGCGGGAATCCCGTTCGCGTCGGCGCCGGCGTAGGAGGCAACGAAGTCTCCAATCGCGTAGGCATTGGTGTCAGCGGCAAGAATGCAAAAGGTCCGAGCTTTGCCGTTCCAGGAGGAACCGTCAAAGTGACTGACCGGGGATGCTCCGAAGGGAGCGTTGATGTTGGTGGCCATACGTTGATCCTTTGTGGTTAGGCCCCAGGCCCAAGGCCCCAGGCCCGATGCCTGAGGCCTGAGGCCCTAGGCCCTGGGTGTTGGACGAGTGGAGTGAATAGATGACTGTTTCACGTACCTGTTGGAGAAGTCCCCTCCCCCCTCTGCCCCGACGGTGCCTCGGTGAATCTGCTGGTCGATGTTGTCAGATATCTTCTGGATCTCCCCCTGATCTTCCTGGAAGAGCTCCTGCGGGATCTTCATGAGGTAGGCGCGGAGGGGCCGTCCTTCTCCAATGTCCCCTACGACGAGGCTAACCCTGGTCCCCAGGTCCGTGTTGCCGGTCTCAGTGTTGACCGTGCCGAAGGAGAAGCTGTTCAGAGCCACCTCCGAAGACTCCACGAACTGGTACCCGCCTTGCAGGGCCTGAGCGATACGCCCCTGCAGGTCGTTGAACCAGTGGCAGTGGTACCCAGGGATGTCCGGCACGGACATCTTGGTGCGCGGGACTGAAAGGGGAGTTCGTGCCCGCTTCGCCGTCTGCTCGGCCTTGACCTGCGCGGGGGAGTTCGCCGGGTTGGGTACGTCGCCGGCAGCCGCCGGCTTTACGATAGTATCTGTCTGCATTATTCAGAGCTTCCAAAGTAGTCTTGAGTGTACTGCCGCTGCCAGTCCTTGAGCGTCGGGTAGGCTTTGGTTCCGACAAGGCGCTTGGCGAAGCGTTCGCACGCCTGCTTGGCATCAGCGGGAAGATCAGAGTAGGAGTGCCCACCGCCGCGAGACTGCGTAGCCCCTCCGCGCGATCCTTCGACCTTGTCGGAGCGAGCGGGTGTGCCGAACTTCTCCTCGACTTCTCGCCCCACAGCGTCGAGGAACTCCCTCCCCCGGAGCTCGGGCTGTGTGGCGCGCAGGTACTGTGCCGAGGCGTTGGCGTACAGGGTCTTCTCCTTGTCCGGCCCGTACCACGACCCGCTGTCCTTTACCCACTGCACGAACACCGGGTCTTTCGCGGGGTCGGCCTGCGGGAGCGGCTCGGGCTCTTTGAACCTCACCGCCGGCTTGAGGGACTGAATTGCCTCATCAATCTCCACCACGGTGTCGAAGTCCTGTTCAGCCAGCGCGGTCTTCTTGTCTGCCTTCAGCGAGGCCAGAGCGCGCTCATACTGCCGCTTGGAGTCCTCCTCGTGGTACTGCCGGAACTCCGACATAGCCTCCTGCGCTTGCGTGAGGAGCTGCTGCGTGCGGGTTACATCCTGCCGGAGGGAGGCAACCTCATTCGTCAGCCTCTCGTTGGTCTTGCGGAGCAGCGGCAGAACAATTTTCCCACGATCGAGGAACTCCTGCGCATCGACCCAACGCTCAGGGTTTCCTTTGAAACTGTCCAGAGGCTGCCATCCGATGCGGGCAGCTTCGACTTCGAGAGACAATTCCTCGCTCATGATACTTCTCCCTCGATCCGCAGGAATATATCCCGGTCGTTGACTACGCGGTAGGCTTCTCCGTCGAGGGTGCCCTTGGCCAAGTAACCTGAGTATTTGCTGTACAGCACCCGATCTCCAACCTTCGCTCGAGGCTCTTGCTCGTCGCACCAGGCCTCAGGCCCTACAGCGACAACTACCGCGCGCTGCTCGGCCAGCTGCCCGCTCTCCCTGACCTGGTTCGGGATGATCAGTCCCCCCTTGGTCACGGCCTCAGACTCATACGGCTTGACGAGAACTGCCCGGCCCAGAGGGATCAATCCGCTTTCGTTAGTCATCGCTCAGTTCCTCCTCCAGCCACTCGTAGTCCATGTCGAGGACGAGCTTGAACCCAGCGGTTGTGCCCACGGCTCGCGCGTTGGCCAGGGCGATTGCTTCACAGCTTTCCCCCTGGCTAAACCCGCCTGACGCCCAGTGCTCATACCCTGCCTGGAGGAGACCCTGCAGGGCCTGCTCCACCGCCCGAGTGACCGGGTGCTGCTTCCATTCCTGGAACTCCTGCTTGTTGACCATCTTTCATCCCCTTCATAGCTAACTCTAAATAGCCTTGGAGTGTTTTGTCTTGAGACTCCGCAGCTGCGATTTGCGCCTCGAACTCCTTGACGCGTTGGGCGGCTTGGTTTCCACCAGCCTCCGTGAGGGCCTTGGCGGCCTGCGCTTTGAGCAGGTCGATCTCGGCTTTCTTCTTGTCCTGATCGGACTGAATTTTGATCGCCACTTCGGCGAGATGGGACTTGACTTTGAGCTCCGCAGACTTGGCCTTGAGCTCCTCCAGCATGACTTTCGGGTTGGGCAGCGGGGGAACCTTGTCCGATCCGGGGAACAGGCGTTCCCAGCCTGGTACCTTCAGGGACTTGAGCCAGTGGCGTTCCACCGCATCGCGGTCGTAGCCGTTGGTGGCGGCGGCAGAACCCTTGACCATCGTGGCCTGCTGAATCACAGCAGTCTCCGAGGAGAGATTCGGGTCGGCGGCGGGGACGATGAGGCTGTCGCTCCCGCGATAGTCGGCCAGGTAGATGGTCTGGAGTTCGCCGGAGCCGAAGGGCTGAAGCGGGTCCAGGTACCGCGCGTTGAGGATGAAAAGTTTTTTGAACTCACCCTTCATGCAGCGCCATACTCTCTTGAAGGTAGCGTTGTAGATCTTTGAACCTTGCTCCACCATCGTGCGGGAGGTCTCCGCCGGAGTGTTCTGTCCGGGGTTCTCTCCGACCATCAAGTCCGTGGAGCCGCTAACCCGGTTGGTGTAGTTGATGAGGAGGCTGAGCAGAGAAAGCATGACCTGAGAGGGCTCCCGCACAGGGAGGGGCATGATGCTCTTCTGCAGATCCTCCCCAGTGGAGTCCACCCGCATCCACTTGAGCGGGGAAAAGGAGTACTCCCCTCCACGGAGCTTCACCCCTCGGCCGAGAAAGCCGCCTGAGGTGTTCTGCATAGTCGCGGTGTCGGTGAGCTGGTTGATGAGGGTGTTCACTGATTCGTTCAGCGGGCCTAGCAGCACCCCGAAGCCCAGGTCATAGATCCCTCCGTCCGGCGACGGGATGAAGCCGTACTTGGTGAAGTACTCTATCGAGCGGATGGTGGCGATTCTCCCGCTGATGCGCTCAATGTCCTGCTCCTCGAACCGCGTGACAATGCGGAGGACTGCCCCAGAGGACTCCTCCACCGTGATGATGTAGGGCTCATCGTACCCGTCCCCGTCGAGATCGAGGGATACGTGCTGCTCCAGCCCACGGAACGGGGTGGTGTAGTCCTCGGAAGGCGGCGGAGTCATCCCCGAGCGCTGGTCGGACTGACCATGCTCCTCATGGGAGAGCGGCTGCGACCCTGCCGTAAACCATTCCTCGGAGAGCACGTCTTGATAAATCCCGCGCACGCACCGTTCGTGGATTTCATTCCGACTGAGCAGAACGACGTGGGTCTTCCGCGGGCACTCCTCCACGGACTTGGCATAGTAGTTGAGGACCAAATCCTGCGCCAGTACCAACTCACTCACATTGTGCCGGCGGTTGGAGCTGAAGTAACTCTTCTTAAACTGACACCCGACGATCGGCAGGGCGAGGAGAAGCCGATCATGCCCCTCTTCCCAGCCTTCATCCTGCTCCATGCACTGCCAGGACATATGCGCGGAGATGCGATCCGCCTGAGCCAGCTTCTCCCCTTCAGGATCTTGTCCGACCACCCTGCACTTCACCACATCGGTCCCCTGGATCAGCGCCGGGTAGGCCCGCGCGTGCCACTGTAGGGCGGCGATCGTAACCAGCGGGAAGCAGATGTTGGAGCAGCCCGGCCAGGGGAAGGACTTGGCCTTCTGGATCTGCAGGGCCAGGTCCATAGCCGCCTGGGTCCGGGCCTCCCACTTGGCACGGGAGGACTTATCCGCTTGGTACCCGGTCAGCACCAGATCGCCGATGGTGTGCAGATCTTGCTCGGTGAAGCGGTTGCAGAGATTCGCCGCCTGCACGGTCTTGCGGTCGAGGGTGAGGTGGTGCTCTAAGTTCAGCATGGCTAGGAGAGTTCGGGGATGACTGCAAGATAAGCGGAGAGGTACAGAGTCTGCCCCACGCTGGTGTGAGCAGAGCACAGGATCTCATAGATCACCCCTGCGACCCCGGAGGTGAGGAGCTGTCCCACCTGTGCCCCGCTGATGGCGGCCGAGCCGGAGAGCATACTCGACGGACTCCCGTCCACGCCGCTGTACACCTGCACCGTGCAGCTAGCCGTCGAGATGGTCTCGGTCGGCGCCAGCCGGGAGGTGAAGTCGAAGGTGTACGTCTCCGTGGAGGAGGCTAACTTCGGGGAGAATATGACCCTGGACATGGGCCTAGGGCCTAGGGACAGGCCAGTTGATACCGCTGCCGGACCGGGCAGCTATCCGTCGGGGGCTTCTGTCCCAGGGCCTCAGTCCCCAGGCCTGACGCCTGAGTCCTTGGGCCTTGAGCCTTGGCGTGGGCCTTGTGCCCCTTCCCCTTGCTTTCCTTTTTCATCATGCTCTCCTGTAAAAGTCCTAATACCCGGTAACTTCCGATCGTCCCGCCTGATGGTTCGGCGGCGCGTGAGCCATCTCCAGCTCCTCCTCGTCCATGAACGATTCCTCGTCCAGTTCCGCGAGCTCATCGAACCCCTTGACGAGGATCGCTGTGGAATCAAACTGGTCATCGTGCAGCGCGTCGCTGGTTCCGGTGAAGCGCAGGTTCTCCGCCTCATACGCGGGATACCACTCCGCCTCTTTGTTAAACCGCATCCCACCTGCGCGCATCCGCCGCTGGTACGGCCTTCCCCGAGCCGCCTTGTCTCTGACCGGATTGATCACGAAGCAGTTCAGCCAACAGTCCCGGACCTGCATTTCCTTGTAGAGTCCCGGCGAGACCGATTTCCAGATCGCGCCACCTTCCACGAAGAAAGCATCAGGGTTGTAAGCCAGCTGAATGTCAAACATCCTGTCGGTCCACTCAAGCGCGTCCCAACGTCCGATCTGCTCATCGAGAATATGCACAAGGTTCCCCGCGTCTTTCCCTCCAATCGTGAAGGAGGTGCGGTTGGCATGATCGCTCTTCGAGACCGCGAAGTCACAGCCCACCGCAATCTTCTTCGGGGAGGCCCGATCAGCTTCCCCCATTGGACGGAAGTCATCCTTGCGAAGATACGTATCCTCATTCCCGAAGGGGTCGTTGAGGTACTCCTGCGAATACCCCGCCGCGTCACCCTGCTCGATGTACCCCTGCCGGACCAGTCGCAGCCGGGCCTCACTCCACATTTCCGGCCAAAGGATAACCGAGAAGTCATCGAATGCCGGGTGTGCGCGGTAGAGGTGCGTGACCCAGGTTCTGTCCTTCATGATCCGCGCGAGCATCGCATCCTCGTGCAGGATGGTCCCGTGCCAGCGGATCTTACAGCCACGCCGGCCCAGAGGGAGCAGTGCCCGCATCACCCACCGGCGGAACTTCCTCCTCCGATCGAAGTTCTCGACCTGCTCATCCTCCTCCATGTCGTCCCCGACGATCAGCCCCGGTCGCCGTCCCCGCCACTTGAGCCCGCGCAGCTTCTGCCCGGCACCCCGCGCGATGATGCGGAAGGAGTACCCCTTGGGACAGTCCCGCGAGGGCCTGCACTGGACGATAATCTCCCCTTTCGAGTCGGTGAGGAACTTATCAATCATAAATGCCGAGCGGAGCTCATCATTGTCCCTGAGCTCTGTCGCGATATCCCCAAGGTGTGCGAGGGCGAGTTCCTCCGTCGCCGAGACGATCAGCACGTGGGATTCCACCTGAAAGCACACGGTGGCCAGGATGTAGTCATGCGTCAAGCATGTGGACTTGGAGTGTCCCCTAGGCGCCGCCACCGCTACGTAGGGGTCCGGCCGGCAGTAGAGCTCCCACCATTCCCGGTGGCACTCCGGCGTCGGCATAGGGTCGTCGTACATGGGAGAGAGGAAGGTCCCTGCAAAGGATTCGACCAAAGGAGCGGTGAGGGCTACAGGCATGCTCTCTGGTCCTTGGGCCTTGGGCCTGGGGCCTGACGCGTCGGGCCCAGGGCCTCGGGCGTGAGCGCCTCTTGCAGCAGCCTCAGCTGCACCACCGGGGAGTTCCCGCCGATGAGCACCCAGTTCAGCGCCGCTACCACCCCGCGCCTCCACTCCGTCTCCACCAGTGTGTGCGTGTCCATCGTCTCCATCTCCTGCAGGACTCTCCGAAGAGTCCGTACAGGAGTCTCCACATAAACCCCGGTCAGATCAAGCACGGCTCAGCACTTCCGCGTCCACGACCTCGGGCCCAAGGCCCAAGGCCTGATACCCCTGCCCCTGGGCCCTAGGCCCTAGACCCCGCTGCAGCGCAACCAGCCGTTCCGCCAGATGCTCCAGGTGATCCGCCGGAGGGGCCTGCACCACATGCACCTGCTGCCCCATGCCCAGACTCTTGGCCCCGAGCTCCATCGCCTTGAGCACCAGTCCGTCCGGCACCACGCTCGCCGGCCGATCCAGCTTCTCCATCAGCACCTGCAGACTCCTCTGCGTAACCGCCCGGAACCTCTCCTCGAGCGTCAACCTCAGCTCCGGATCGACAATCTCCTCCCGCCTATGCTCCAGCTTCGCCTTAAACGCGTCCGAGCACATAATCGTGCTCACCCACGTCGGACTGTACCCGAACATCCCCGCCAGCTCATTCTGCGTGATCCTCGGCTGCGCGATCAGCTGGTCAATCATGTTATCGTGACTGTACCTCAGCACCGGAGGCCTAGCTGCCATACCCTACTCCTTTCTCTCATGCGCCCTGGGCCTGAGTCCTCGGCGCGTCCCGCTAACCCGTCCCCGCTAACCTGCACCCACTATACCATACCTCCTGGGCCTTGTCAAGTGGCCCTGGTGGCCAACTATCTCGGGCGTTACCTGGCCACACTCCTCCTGGCCGCAAAAAATCTGGCGGAGCGATAACAGTAAGCTCACTCGCCACGATTTGCCCCTACCCGCCCAGCGCGCACCACGCGCAGGCGCACAGGCAGGCGCGCACAGGCACGCAGAGTCTGGACACGCGGGAGAGCGGGCGTGCGTCTAGCCTGGGCATGGGCCTAGGCATGAGGGCGTGGGCATGGGCCTAGGCATGAGGGCGATGGGGCTTGACAACGGGCCTGGGTTGTGCCATGATGGGAACCGTTGAAGGGCAGTGCGGTCGGGTTAGCAAGGAAAGGGTTAGGCAGAAGCCACCTTAGTACGGCAGGACCAGGAACGTGGGGCTTGACAACGGCAAGGAAGTACGGTAAGATGCAGGTGTCGGTGGGGATTGCCGCCGACGACGGGACAGGGCTAAGGCCCTGGGTGCAAGACCCGGTTCTTTAACAAGGTGGATTCTCCTATCTCCTATACGCCGGGTTACGCCTGGTGCTGATGAGCGGGCAGTTACCCGCGAAATAGGAGATGGAAAAATGGCAACGACGACGGAGAAAATGGTGAAGTTCCTCGAGCGTAAGGTGGATTTCGAGGCGGGGATTACCAGATTCACGTATGAAGATAGCAGCCAGGTGACGTATGACCTGGGCGATCTGCCGACGGAGATGGTGTATAATCTCGCCCTTTGGGGGATTAACGAGAAGGTCGGGAATAGTACAGCCAACTTCGCCAAGGCTAGGGATTGCGCTGGGGCGAGGCGGAAGTGCCAGGCCATCTGGGATGCGCTCTGCAGGGGTGAGTGGGAGGTCAAGATGTCGGCAGAGGATAGGGCGGCGCAGGCCCTGGCGGCTAAGGCCGAGCTGGTGGATGAGGCGTTCGTCAGGGAGTATGGCCAGAAATCTGCCGGGGCGTGCGCCGCATATGCGGCGAAGAAGGGCACCACGCTGAAGGTGGCGGCGGATTTCCTGGCAGGGATAGGGAATATCGCGGCACGGGTGGCGGATATTCAGGCCGAGCGGGCGAAGGCCAAGCCGATGGTGGCCGAATCAGCGGATGAGCTGGTCGATACGCTGTTCGGGGCCTAGGGACTAGGGACTAGGGCCTAGGGCCTAGGGACTAGGGGTAGCATCCAGCCGTTCAGGGTATCCGCGAGGGTGCCCTGCGGGCTGCGTGTTGCAGCGATTAGATAGGAGATTGAGATGGACAAGCTAGAGCCGAATGTGGTAGTTACGCTGACGCACCAGACTGGCGCTGTGCGGATATGCCCGATCTGGGAGTGCGAGATGAGCGCAGGCGAGCTGCAGGACCAAGCGCTGAACGTGGGACTGGCGTTTGCAGTGGAAGAGGCCGGCGGGTGGGTGACCGTGCGGGTGTCGGACTTTCGGACGCGGGGAGAGCGCGATGAAGCATAGGCAAGTGGAGCGGGCGCGGAGGTAGGAGATAGGGGT